TCCACGAGCGGCTGCAGCTCCGAGACTGTCACGGCGATCATTCCGTCCGGCGCCTGGTCGGAATGCCCGTCCTCGAGCGCCGGGATGTAGGCCAGTCCGTTCACGATGTAGATCTCGTCATCAAGCGTGACCTCCGCTGCGACCTGCTGGGCCTTCGCAATGCCCTCCCGGCCCGATCGATCCGTTCCCGCCGTGAGAACCGGTGACGGGCTTCCAATCACTACCTGCCAGTTCGCCCGGGCCCGGCCGGTATCGACCGGCGTCCTGAGAATGATCCGCCGGGCCGCCTCCAGGACGAGAGCTCGTGCCAGCTGCTCCGCCCTGTCTCTCAGCTCCCGTTCAACTCTATTCCGGCCCTTGAGCGGCACATCAGCGCCTCGCGTGGATCTGGTACAGGGCCACGGTCTCACCGGCGTAGATCGGATGAACATGCAGGATTTCGTACTCCTGTGAATCAATCACCAGCAGGTCATCCGTTGTTGGTGCCCTGGTCAGACCTTCCGCGGCGATGAACTCCAAGACATCGCCTTCCTGCCAGCCTTCCGGGGAATCAAGCTGCCGGTAGCGTGCTTTGTACGAATCCGCCACCGCCCGGACCGTCTGGTCAGACGTCGAATCCGTCCCCGCGAGCGCGGACGGATCGTAGTCATCGCTGTCGGTCACGAAGCGGAGCGTGATCTGCCGACCGAACTTTTCAATGAGCGTATTTGCTGTTTTCGCCAGTCCGTCGAGAGCACCCACGACCTACGCCCTCTCGAGTTTGATGCCGACTCCTGCCAGACTCAGAAACGGCGACAGCTCGCGTCGCACGTTCTCAGGCAGTTCCCCGGCCTTCTGCTGGTGCCTCGGCACGGCCTTGACAGGCCCGACCTCGACCATTTCGAATCCTTCCAGCCCCGTATTAGCGAGCAGATCCGAGGCCAACATGGCGAGGGCGAGCTCGCACTGAGCGTCCTTCGCCTGCTGCGGGATCTCGTCGGAGTCGATCCCATACCCCTCGTCATCGACCACGCCGATACGTGGCCACTTCAGGGCCTGGGCCTCGGTTGCTTTGCTACCAACGAAGCTGAGCTGGTCTATACGGCGAGCGGCCTGAATCAGCGCCCGGTTCTTGAGATCATCCGTGGCGTCCGTCCAGTCCGTGACGTTCAGATGCTCGTCGAAGTAGGCGTTGGCCTCGGCCAGCGTCACGTAGCTATTGGCGCTGGCCCCGCCGACCGTCGTGTCGATCGAGGCTGCCACGGCACTAGATCACCACGTCGGCTTCGACGTAGGTGTCCATCCGGTTGGAACCGTCTGCCGTGGCAACGGTCAGCACTAGCCGCCACTCGGACGGGATCAGCACGCACGCCCGTTCGGTCACCTGAGACACCTTCGTGCCGGTGAACTCACCGACCTCGTAGATGAAGGTGCCGGCGGCCTCAATAGCAGCAGCCGCTTCCCAGATATCGGTGTACGAGCCATCAGCGTTCTTCCGCTGCAGCTTGGGCGTGTAGTCAGCGGTCGTCCCCTCCAGGTTGGCGGTGATTACTACGATCTGGAGCGCTCGACCGTTCGGGTTGCGCTGATCCTCGCTGGTACGGGTGGCGACCGTATCGGCCTCGCTGGCCAGCAGAACGACGTGATGGTTGGCGTCGAAACCACGGAAGGTGTCCTCCGCATCTTCCCTGCCTGCCATCAGGACGGTCTGTCCGGGGCGTACCTCAGGGCTCCGGGACATGAGTTACTCCTTCTGCGAAGCCGCGTACTCCTCCAGGGCAGCCTTCGCGGCAGCCTCGCCCTTGAACTTGATCGGACTCTTCCCGTCGTCCTTCATCAGGGGCGTGCCGTTCACCTTGGCGATGTACCAGCCGTGACCGGCGTGCTCGGTCTCCAGGACCGGCTCGTCGGGCTCGTCGTCCTTCGGCTCTTCCTCGTCACCCTCGTCCGCTCCCTCGTCTCCCCCATCATTCCCATCTTCCGCTTCCCCATCTGCGGAATCGGGAGTATCGGCGGGAGTGGGTTCCTTGGGCTCTGCCGGCGGCTCCTTCTCCTTCGAGCTCTTCGTCTCTTTGGCCTTGCCGGCCACCTCGTCGTAGAGCTCGTGGATATCGGAATCGAAATCCGACTCGTTGATCACCATGTAGCCGTCACCATGGACGACCTTGACGGTTGGGATCTTCCCCATCGGGATATCCTCCCTCGAATGGTGTGAGGGGGCACGAGATCCGCCCCCCTTACTTGTTATGATCAGCCAGCAGTGCTCAGAGCGACCGAGCCGATGTTCGCGATGATCGCGTACCGAGTCGCGCTCAGACCGAAGAGGAACAGCGTCTCCTCGGCCGCGTTGAACGTCGCGATCTCGTTCGTGCCGTCGAAGTCACCAGCCGACAGCGTGACCGTGTGCCCCTGCGTGCCAGCGTCGGTCTGCGTGATGACGAGCAGCTGACCGGCGACCGGGGCTGCGATCGTCATGGCCAAAGCCCCGTCGGACTTGTTCAGCTCGACGTAACTGACCGGCGTTGTGACGTCGATCGCCCCGCTGGCCGTGTACTCCGTCGGTGAGAGCTTGAAGGAGTCTGCCGCGATCGGGGGGGCATTCAGGAAGAGATTGGCCAGGCTGAGAGCTCGCATCTCGTTGGTCTTCTGGGCGTCGTACAGCGCCAGCAGATCGGTATCGGTAGGAGTGTTCTCCACCTTCTCCGACTTGATGGCCTGGGCTCCGCCGTGTCCGCTTGGATCCGGTGTTCCGGGCATGATCTACCTCACTTGATAGGGGTGCTGGGGCGATCCGAAGATCGCCCCGTGACCTCAGTTCAGTTCCAGGTCGGGCTTACCCCTACCCGGCGAGACGGCAGGCGAGCGCCGGACGGACCAGCTTCACGCCCCACAGAGCGTCCAGGCTCCAGCGGGTCCGCTTGTGCTGGCGCGAGATCTCCAGCCGCAGCGTCAGACCGGTGACCGGGTCGACCGCGGGCTGGATGATGTTCCCGCCCGTGAAACCCTCGGGCCCGGTGTCATCCAGCGGGCGCATCGCCAGGGCGAAGGCATCCCGGTGGAAGCCCAGGTTGACGACGTGGGTCGCCTTGAAAGTCACGGCTTCGTTTCCGTCGCCGTTCGCGATCGCCACCTGCAGGCCCGGCTCGAAGGACACATCGGAGTCGGTACCGACCAGGTCTGTGGCCGCGGTGACCACGTAGGTCTGGTCGTCGCCAGCGATCGTGAAGATGTCGCCCACACTCGGCTTCGTGGTGAGGCCGTCCATGTGGATCGTCTTGGTCCCCACGGCGACCGCACCGGAGTCGTCCACGAGAGCGGTCCCCGCAGCGCCCAGCGTGTGGGTCGGCACCACTTGGTCTTCGAAGAACCCGAAGCCCAGCTTCTCCCCGATCACGCCCCGACGGATCGCCTCGTCGTTGCCGCTCCAGGACTTGTCCTGGAAGGCACGCAGATCGAGTGCGTTCGCGGCCGCGTCCGGATCCAGGACCATCCGGCGATCCTCGAGAGGGGCCAGCTGGTTGTTCAGCACCTTGCGGACCGCGGTGGCCGGGGAGGTGTCCGAAGCGAACGGCGTGGTCGCGGGTGTACCCGCGAATCCGTAGATCCCGGTGTACTGGGCGAAGATGGTGGCGTTGATCTTGTTGGCGATCGACTTGACGGCCTCGAGCGCCTGGGCGGGCAGAAAGTCTGCCTTGTCGTAGATCTCCTTCAGGTCCTTGTCGGACATGAAGAACGGGGCCTCCCACCACTGATCGAGCGAGATGCTGACAGTCGTGGGCGTGATGCCGGAATCATCCGGAGGGGTGTTGCTGGGCGACACCTGCACCGCCGTGATCTCCGACGAGATCGGCACGTCGACGGTCGCACCCTGCTTCTTCGCGTCGGTGCCGTAGTCCAGGTTGACCAGCTGAGGCATCACCGTGAACCCGCGCAGGGCACGCAGACACCGCGCGATGATCGTGGGGATGGCCGCCGTGAGAGTGTTGACGTTTGCCATGATTGCTCCTCGCAGTTCTGCCTACCAGCTGCGAGGAGCTGGAAGGCAAGGTTTGGACAGTGCTCTGTGTGCCTCCGGCACGGTCCGCCTTGCCTCCGGCTCGGCGGGATGGTGGGTTAGTCGACTACGACGGCTTCCCCCTTGGAGATGGCGTCGATGTCGGCTTCACCCGACGCGAGCTGTTCTCGCGTGAACTTCTTCCTGGCTCCGGTCGGGGTGGGCTTTCCGCCCTTGTCGCTTCCCCGGGATCCGGAACCGGTCGTACCCGACGGTTCGAATGCGCGCTGGTACTTCTCGTTCTCGCGCAGTTCCTCCATCAGGTCCTCGATCGTGAAGGCATCGCCACTCGAGTTCTTGATCCGTTTGGTACCCTTCTCGTCCGTCACGATGAGCTGGTATTCACCGTTGTCATCGAGCTCGACAGTGCAGAACCGATCGACGACGGGGCTCAGGAGCTCCACGGAACCTTCCGAAGCGTTGATCGCCCGGGTGATCTCGCCCTGCTTGTAGTAGCGCCGGGCTGCATTCCGCTCCTTCGAGGTCTCATCCTCGGCCTTTTTCTTCTCCTCATCGGCCTTCTTCTGGATCGCTTCGAGCTCCTGCTGGTGAGCCTTCTTCAGTGCCTCGACATCGCCTCCCGACTCGAGCTTCTTTCGCTCGGCATCCTCCATCTCCTTCTTCAGGCGGCGGTACTCCTCGGGATCGACGTCCTTGAGAGCGTCCAGCCTCTCCTGGAGCTTCTTCTTCTCCTCGAGGATTTCCTCCTTGTTCTTCTGAAGGCCGAGAACGGACGGGTGGCTCTCCACACCCTCAAGGTCGAGGTGATACTTCCCATCCGACCCCTTGGTGTAGAACTTCTGGATCTCTTCTGAGAGTCCATCAAGGCTGCTGACGACGGCTTTGAGTCCCACGGATCATTCCCCTTCTGGAGACATGAGTGGTGGTGCGTACGTGAATACGGTATGGCGTGCATGTGGAATGACGGAAGAGATATCAGCAATGTGTCTCAATTTTGAGAACATGGGCGGTAGTCAGGCGGCTTTCTTCAACAGCTCGTCCAGGAGGATGATCGTGTTGTCATTCCGGACCATGTCGCGGAGGTTCACCTTCCCCTCCCGGAACAATCGGGCCCGGGTTTTACCGAGCACTTTCTCCTGAACGCTCGCGGGCTGATTCTTGAGCCAATGCTCATAATTGATGCTGGCCTGAACCTGCCCGTCTGCGCTTGCTCTAGTACCTTCAACCGGCGGTTCGACACCGAGAGCCGCCCATTTGATGATCGGCGAGATCGTGCTACGGCAGTTGATGTGCTGCGGCGGCCGGGGCGCGGAAGGGTCATCGTACCGAAATATCTGACCGTCCAGGTTGGCACAGATGATTGTCGTCCGGGAGTCCAGCGTGGCGATGTACTCATACTCTTCAGTGATGTCCTCGTTGGCTTTGAAGGTCTGAAAGTGAGCCTCGTTGGCTATGAAGTTCACAGAGGTCCGAACGATCGCCTCGGCCTCCCGAGTTGTGGTCTCCATAACTCCGCCGGTGTAGACACCCCGTTTGCCGGCGAATCGCCCCCGAACCCTTCGGATCATCTCGTCAATAGTCTCGTTCTGCGCCATCCCGAGCTGGATCTGCCGACGGACCTTCCGCACAGTCCCTTCCTGTTGTCCGTCGAACCACTCTCCAATCTTCAGGCCCTGAATCGGGTCGTTCTCAAGGATTGACCGAATGAGGTCCGGCCCGATGGCCACCGTCTCGTAATGCACACGTGTCGCCAGATCCGTCAGGGCGGCTCCGAGCCAGAGATCCAGCTGTTCGCTCGCCCAGTTCCCCTGTTGAACCCCAACATCTACCAGGCGATCCATCACCAGCCCCTTCAACTGACGAAAAGAGCTGCCGGTGATGGTTTCGATCTCGGCCATGAGGGCGTTGATGCGCAGCACCCGGACGGTGCGACTCTCGATCGAGGCCGGATCCAGCCGGGCTATCTGTGCCGCGATATCATCGAAGAGATCAGAGAGCAGGTCCTCGGCCTCTGCGGCGATAGCATTCCCCACGCGCTGGAGGAAGAAGAGGTTGCGTACCGCGCTGCCGATCGGGCTCTGGGGCATTATCGCTCCATAATTACGTGCTGGAGATCGGTGACCGTGGCCTCAAAACACTTGTCCCACTCATTCTCAGCCCACTGCCGGAAAGCGCTCCCTTCTTCCATTGTTCGATTGGCAAGGTCATCGATCATGTTGTGGATTCGGGCGAGATGGATATGCATGAGCTCATGAACCAGATTCCGCTCACGCATCTCATCACTACCACCAATCCACCCGGGATGGATGTACAGGTAGGCCCATCGATATTCGTAATCGACCGTGATTGAGAGGCTCGGCTCCTGATCACTGGATGCTGTAACAACCAGCAAATGAAGCCAGGGCGGCAGCAGCCATTTCCACCGCTCGATGATGGGTTCTATGGCCGACTGAAATTCCTTCGGCACATGATTCCTGAACTCGATTTTCATTCCTGCCCTTCCTCCCTGCCAGCCATCTGCGGGATAAGCCTGGCCAGTACTGCAAGATCACCCGTCTCGATACGCTCCCTCTCGATCTCGGCATCGAAGCTGCTGGGAAGGACCTCACCCTCCTCGAGGATCAGCCAGAGAGTGTCGAGGCTCAACTGGCTGTCCGCCACCAATCCGGAGAGGACTGAGATCATCTGCGAGTCGAGCATCAGGGTTTCGAAGTCCCGGTTGACCGAGAGGGATCCGGCGTTCTCAGATCCGAGCCATTTGGCGTTGAGCTCCAGCGCCTTACTCAGAGCTGCCTCCAGCCCCCAGGCAGCCGTTGCCAGCGTCGACTGGGTCACGCTCTGATCGATACGCTTCCCCTCGGCGGTCTCTGCCGCTCGTGTCTGCTGCTCGAGCTGCTGTAGCCCGAGAGCGGCCATACGCTTCTCGATGTCCTGCAGATGCTGCCGGCCGGCCTCCAGTGCGACTCCCTCGGGCTCCAGGTAGGACGCGTCACCGTTTTCGTCTTCCAGAATGATCGCATGGTGGGGTCCGACCGCGATCTTGCCGCTTTCGTCTCGCTCGACTCCCTTCAGAACCGGGATCGGGACCGAAGCGACGTGCAGGACGTTGTCATGGTCGCTGCGAACCTGGTAGTGCTTGATATTCTCCAAGGCCAGATCGATGAGGGGCGGTTCGCTCTCGAGGGCGTCGATGTAGTTCACGTACACGGGAACGAGTGGAATCTCGTCCATGTTGGGCGACATGTAGCCCTCGTCCTCAACCACCCACTTGTCGCTCTTGCCGTCCTCGCCCTTCTGCTTCCTCCAGATCTCCCATTTCACCCGCGTCTGGAGCTTCTCGGAATCCTCACTCACGAGCACGTCCTCGAGCCTGAAGACCCGCATTCGCTCGACCTCCCTTTCCCCGAACGTGCCGTCCTCCTCGACCGTAGGCTCGCGGAAAGAGATCTGCTCCAGAACCAGAACCCCATTACGTCGGCTTGTGCGCCAGTTGAGCAGGTCCTGCTTCAGGAT